CAACCAATGGGTACTAATATAAGTATTCCACTGGCTGCACTATCTCATCATGTTCTAGTAAGGCTAAGTGCCAAACTGACAGGATTAAATAGTACAACGATCGACAAGTATCGAATACTTGGTGATGACCAGGTAATATCAAATAAAGAAGTAGCATTAAGCTACACTCGATTATTGACAGAACTTGGAATGGATTACTCTAAGACGAAGTCCATTGGTCTGACATCCCGTCTAGGAACTCTTTCTGAGTTCGCTAAACGGTTAATGTTCAGAGCCGAAGGAGCGTCAATCGAAATAACTCCATTATCTCCACAACTCCTAAGTAGAAATCGTAATTTCGCAATTATTGATTTATACAGAAAGAGTTATGGGGACACCATCAAGATAGATGCTCTTTACCGAGGATGGTTAATGAGCGCCTTGAACGACAATACACAATACGTCTTATCATGGTTAACCATGGTTAGAATATTACTAAGTCTTCCTATCTTATGGAACACAAAAGGTGTCCATCCGAGAATGGAATTAGTTGAATTCTGAGACAAAACTGTCACTGATCTTTATAAAAAGATTGGAAAGCAGTATGTACTCAGTACCTTCAAAGAATACATGACTAAAGCAGACAGAATTTATATCTGTAAGCCTACCCGTGTCTATTCTTGAATTATTCAGTTAGTAGGACCAATTTATAAAGAACAAATCAAGTTCGTCAAAGCACTACACGTACAATTAGGAGAAATTAATCCTATTATACGTATTGTGACTGATTGACCTGATTCTCCTTTAAATAATATTGATCCAGAGATATCTCGTATTATGAATTACAAAACCTTGAAAAAGGAAATAGTAAATCCAATATGACGAAAATTGGCTGTGTTCGATACTAAACCGAACCACCATGTTTTCTCTATTTCTGATGAAATTCTTGAACGGATTAAAGGATTGAAGTCTGTGTATTGAGATGAAGCAACAAAATATGCCAAACTCAGAGAAGACATGATACCAAAAGTTTCAATACTTGAGGTAGCACCTTCTGGAACACATAATTCGGAAGACGCAATAGTATCTATCCTTGATAAACTATGTAAGATGGATCGTGGAATAGTCGGAACAGGTTTGTTCAACGAAATTTCCGTACAATACCAAAAGTATTGCCGTGAGAACTCGTTTGAATTATTCAAGCCCGATAAACTCCGAAGACCCGTGC